GGACCTTGCAAAAAAAACAAAATAAGAATTTCTTGGAAGGTCAAAGATTATCCTCATCATAGAGATGAAATTAATACTTATGGTGCCTACTGGGATACTAAAAAAGAAGCTAAACGTTTTGCTGATGTTGCGGTTTCTTATATGGAAGATTTTGAAACTGGTCATTATAACCCTATTAAACGAATTTGCAAATCCTTAAAACGAAAACTAAAAAACGGTAAATCTATTTACAAGACGTGAAAAGTATGATATAATATACATATAATAATAATTATATTATAAATAACTAAACTAAACTAACTGTGAGCTACTCTGATTAAACTCAGTCAATCTCACATTAAAAAACTGAAATAAAGGTAAGCACAAAATGTCTAAAATTAATATCGCAATCGCCGGTGTCGGCAACTGTTCATCAGCACTTGTTCAAGGTGTTCAATACTATAACGAAAATCCAAAAGATACAATAGGCCTAATGTTTGAAGACATTGGTGGTTATTCATCTCTGGACTTTAACTTCGTAGTTGGATTCGATGTGGATTCACGTAAAGTAGGTCAACGATTAAATAAAGCAATCTATGCAAAACCAAATTGTAACATGGAAGTATTTCCTCCAGGTCACGATATGAGTTGTATTGCTAATGAGTCGACTGTATATCGTTCACCGACACTTGATGGCATTGCACCACACATGCATCACTTAGACGAAAACATTTCGTTCGTAGAAGATACAAAAACAACTCCAATTACGGCAAATGAATATCGACAAATTCTTAAATCTAATAAAGTTAATGTATTACTCAACTATATGCCAGTAGGTTCAGAAGAAGCAGCAAGGTGGCACATCGAAAACGCTATTAAAGCCGGTGTTCACGTGGTTAATTGTATGCCAACTTATATTTCTACTAAAGATGCTATGGAGTTAGAACAACTTGCTATTGAACATGGTGTAACGATTGTTGGTTCTGATATGCGTTCTGATTATGGCGCGTCTCGTTTATCTGAAGTTCTTCAAGGATCTATTATGGATTCTGGTTTATTAGTTACTCAACATATTCAAGAAAACAAAGCTTGTGGTACAACTCAAGGTGATATGCGCCGTACAGGTCGTACTGCTAATACTGATTTCTTGAACATGGCAACTAAAGATCGTTTAAAGAATAAACATATATCTAAAGAGAATGTTTTAAACGGTCAAGCCGCTGTACGCGGTAAAGATATTGCTGGTCTTACAATGTATGCTGGTCCATCACTTACAGTTTTCCAAAAACCAGGTGATGAGTATATTGGATCAGATAACAAGATTGCTAATATCGATATGGTGTTTTGGGGATGGGCTGGAGCTCGTTATGAATTGACAGCTCGTTTATCTGTTCAAGATTCTCCAAACAGCGCTGGTATTGTATTTGATGCTATCAGATTCTGTAAAGTTGCTTCTGAAATGGGACTTGTTGGTTACTTACGTGGTCCATCAGCATGGTCACAAAAGACTCCACCCGAGCAGCTTAAAACTGCTGATGCTAAGTTTGAATGTGATGCGTTAGCTCGTAGAGTTTTGACTGATAAAACACGTCCACAACTTAAAGAAAATAAGCCTAAAGTTGAAGATCTAACTTATACATTCCAATCAGGTGAAAATGATTATGAGTAAGCAGTTGATTAATACCTTTGATATTGATGGTGTTATTTTTATGGATAAGTTCGATGGAGTTTATCCAGGCAAAAACGATATTATCATTACTGGTCGCTCTAAAGAAGAACGTCATGAAACAGAGTCTATGCTTAAGTTTAAAGGTATAACTAATGACGTATATTATAATCAAACACCATTTGATCAAAAGACAAGAGAGAGTTCTGGCCGTCATAAAGGCCAGACTCTTTTATATCTAGAACAGAGTGGTATGAAGTTTGGTATACATTATGAAGATGATCCAGTGCAAGTTGAGATTATTAGAAAAATGATGCCGCGCATAAATGTAGTACTATTACAGCATGATTTAGTAGAAAAGGAAAATGTAAGGCATGAGTATAATAACACTTCAGAAATTGAGACAAACACGGGATCCGTCTAACTTTCGTTATTTTAATAAATGGGTACTTGAATTTTTTAAAAGAGAAGTACTAAGAGAGTCTAATAGGCTTGATGAGTATCAGTATTCTGAAGAATTTGGTCCGGCTATGAGGCAAGAAGTTTCATACTGGAACCCCAATCGTTCTAAACACGCTGAGGTGTACTGGTTAGAGAATTTTGTCTTTAATCAGAACACTTCAATGAGAAATAAAATCCTTAATGCTATGGCAGTAAAGTTTGTAGGTATGCCAACAATAACGTTGGTAGCCTCAGACTCTGCTGACTATGGTAATATTATTGACTTTGATGTATATAAACAGAAGGGTGATTACTATAGTTGGATCAATAACAACTTAGATACCAATAAGAATAAGATGAAAGTGTGGGGTACTACTCAACTACAAACATCATTACAGACATCAGCTCGTAACTTTTGTCGTGAAGAAGATAACGATCCTAATCAAAAGTTTAAACTATCTAATATGATTAGATGGATGGCTCACTTAGATGATCTTGGTATGAGTAAAGTAGTACAAGATCCAAATAACAAGCTAAGTGATGTATGTGATTGGTTCTCTACGCATCGCGGTATTGGTCCTTACTTCTCATATCACCCGCCTTGTAATTTTTCTCGTTGTGATGATTTACCTAATATTGATGAAGATGATGATTATTGTCTAGTAGGTCCTGGTGCTAAACGAGGACTTGAATACGTGTTCCCTGAAGTTAAGTTTAAGAATAACGAAATCATGGAAGCATATATACTAGGAGTTAGAGATCATCAACATGAATTTTTTGAAATGACTGATTCTGAATCAGCATTCTATAAACAAAATCTTGAACGTAATGGTAACCTTACTACATTCGGCACTGAGATTACTTTTTGTCAGTTCAATTGCTTTTTAGGTATCAAAGAGAACAGCAAAGCTCAAACAAAAAGAATGTTACCTTTGACATTTGATTCATTTGCTAACATCGCAGAAGATCTAAAAAGAAATAATCTAATCGATTGTTTTAAATAAAATCTATTTACAAATTGTAAAAAGTGTGATATAATAACTATATTATAAAATAATGAAAGAAAAAACATGCCATCAATTATGGACAAACTTAAAACTAATTCTAGAATAAAAGAAACTAGTGTTCTTGCTGAATCGAAGTTCTTTACTGATAAGGACATCATCCCGACGGATGTGCCTATGATTAACGCCGCTCTATCAGGTAGTGTTGACGGCGGTCTGTCTCCAGGTCTTACCGTACTTGCCGGTCCTTCGAAGCATTTTAAAACTTCCTTTGCTTTGATCATGGCCAGTGCTTATTTGAAAAAATATAAAGATGCTGTTATTCTTTTTTATGATTCAGAATTTGGTTCACCACAATCTTACTTTACCCAATTCGGTATTGATCCAGCTCGCGTGCTCCATACTCCTATTATGAATGTCGAGCAATTGAAATTCGATATCGTCCATCAATTAGAAACAATTGAACGTAAAGATAAAGTCATTATTGTTATCGACTCTATTGGTAACCTTGCATCTAAAAAGGAATTAGATGACGCAAAGGATGAAAAATCTGTAGCTGATATGACTCGTGCTAAACAATTAAAATCTTTGTTTAGAATGTGTACTCCTTATCTTGCGATGAAAAATATTCCTATGATTGCGGTTAACCATACCTACCAAGAAATTGGTATGTTCCCTAAGGCTATTGTTTCAGGTGGTACAGGAATTTATTATTCTGCATCAGATATTTGGATCATCGGTCGTCGTCAACAGAAAACCGGTACAGAAGTTACGGGTTATGACTTTGTAATTAATATAGAAAAGAGCCGTTATGTTAAAGAAAAGTCAAAAATTCCTATTCAAGTTTCTTGGGCTGGTGGTGTTGAGCGTTATTCTGGTTTGTTGGATGTTGCTATGCACGGTGATTATGTTGTCAAGCCTAATAATGGATGGTATCAACGCGTTGATAAAGAAACTGGAGAATTTCTTGGCTCTAAAGTAAGATTAAAAGAAACGCTTACGCAAGAATTCTGGGATCCTATCTTTAAAGAAACCGACTTCGCGACTTATATCGAATCTTGCTTTAAGATCGGTGCTACGTCAATTATTGATTTTGATCCGGAGATCGTGAAACATGATGTCATTCAAGAAAAATAAGCTAGTTGAAAAAGTAGACTACGAATTATATGAAGCCTTAAACAATAAAGAATGGTGGAATGTTCGTGTACTCACAGGTCAATACGAAGGAACAGAATTTTACTTCGGTACTGTGAAGGTCAACGAAAACCGTGGTAAATTATCCTTTAACGTAAAGGTTCTTAATTCACCACAGAATGTTAGAAATACTGACAAACAATTCCAGAAATATTCTGGTACTATATTGAATGCGATTATAGAAGGAGAACACAGTGAGCAACAACTTGGATAATGTTAACGTTCAGAATACTATACTGAAAAATCTTCTTGTCAATGAACCTTATTTACGTGAGGTATTACCCTTCATTAAACCTATTTATTTTGAAGGCATTTATAAGAAGCTATTTAATGAAGTAACGACCTTCGTTAATAAATATAATACATTACCCACGATTGAATCATTTAAAATATCTCTTGACGAGTCTGAGAATATTACAGATAATGAATACAACGAAGCTGTTAATATTATACCTTCATTGTTTGAACAAGAACAAGTCGACAACGTATGGTTAAAAGATACTACTGAAAAGTGGTGTCAAGACCGTGCGTTGAATAATGCAATATACGAATCAATTAATATTATACAAGGTAAGAACGATAAGTTGACAAGAGACGCATTACCTGCTCTATTGTCTGACGCTCTTGCAGTATCTTTTGATGTCAACGTAGGCCATGACTATATAGAAAATGCCGATGATCGTTATGAACATTACACATCTTCTGAAGATTGGCAACTACCGTTTGATATTGATCTATTGAATACTATTACCGGTGGCGGCTTAGTTCGTAAGAGTTTGAATATTCTATTGATGGGTACTGGTGTCGGTAAATCTCTGAGTATGTGTCACTTCGCAGCAGCTAATCTGAGTCAAGGTCATAACGTTCTTTATATTACGTTGGAAATGGCTGAAGAGAAGATTGCTGAAAGAATAGATGCTAACTTACTTGACGTCAATATTTCTAATATACCTAATATGTCAAAGAAAATGTTTACGTCTAAGATCGATGCTATTAAACAAAAGACTCAAGGTCGGTTAGTGATCAAAGAATATCCTACATCACAAGCGAATTCAAATCATTTTAGAGCATTATTAAATGAATTAAAACTCAAGAAGAAATTCA